CAGCGGTTTGTGCCTGAAGGAATCTTTGTAAATCTGTTGTTGATCCAATAAACAAATTATTATTTGTTGTACCAACTTGTGCCTGTTTTGGTTGTTCGTTAATATCTCTATTCTTTTTATTTAAATCCATTAATTTATCATTAATATCTGCCATATTCTTCATCATACCAGATAATACTTCGAACGCTCTCGGGTGCTCGCTCTCGCGTGCGACCTCGATCATGAGCTCAAGACTTTCTTTACCTTTTTCTAGAATCTCGTAATAGGTGTCTCTGGAATATTCATAATCACTTTTAATATTTTCATTGTTTTCCATTATGCACTATCCACATATGTAAAGGTTTCTGTAAATCCATAATCACTATCTGCAGAGACATTTAATGGATTTGGTAATACGGTAAGCTTAGGCTGAGGATAAACTGAATTACCAAAGCCATCTGAATCTGTTAATACGTCAACATAAAGATTTGCATCAACCTGACGAATAATCTGACTATTAGCAATACCAAGATAGAAATTAGCATGCATAAGGAAATCAAGCTGATAAATGATAGTTCTTCTACCAAAATTACCCTCATAATCATCAAGGTAACTCATACCCTGAAGAATAATTGGTACATCTTCTTTTATATCATTATAATCTGAAAAAGGTTTAATTGTTAATGTATATTGTGGGGTAAAATAAGGTAATATCTGTTCTACAACTTGTAATGCATCATCTTGTGTCTTAGCATATACATTCAGCTGCATACTAATACTATATGGAACAGGTGCATTAATCTTTGCTCTATTATCATTTGCACTACCAGTTTTAGAATAATTATTCATTTTCTGTAACTGTCTTTGTGCATCATATTGATAACCAATAATCTCAAAAGACATACGTGGTAACTTAATAGCTACTTTTGTATTATCATATAGATCAGGATTTTCACGAATACGTTCTAAGAAATCACGTTTAGGTGCATATGATAACGGAACCTTTTGTGTACTAATTACGTTACCAGATCCATCCTTACGTAAAACATAGATGTTATTGAAGAGTGAACCAAACATGGCAACACTCTTTCTAATTCGCTCATGATAGAAATAATCACTTAACATTACTGAGGATCTCCAAACGGATTGCTTTCAGAGAAGTCAAGGAAGCCAAGATCCGTAGTTGTTGTTTCAAATGCATCATTCTGTTCATTTTCACTAAGTTGATTGTTTTCTGATACTGAAAGAACAAGTGATGTTTCGGTACCAAATGCAACCTGATGAACAATTGGATTATCTGTATTTGGAAGATGGAATAGACCATCATCTGCACCAAAGTTAATTATACCCATTACTTTATCAGAATCTGAATATCTACTTACCTCACCACTAAGTGTTACACCATTACCAAGATCCTGCTTGACACCATCACCAACTTCAAATGCACCACCTGAATCAAGTTGTAATAGATATTCATATGCATAATTCTCTTCAATACCCTGAATATCATCAATACCTGTATCAAAATCCTCTCCACTATATTCGAAGAGTTGTGAACGCATCTTAAAGATTGGTAAGTTATTTAATTGATAAAATGGTTGTTCATGTTCTACATGTTGTATTTGGAACATAGACTTTGATAATGGAAGATAGATTAGATCACCTTCACGTGGTCGAATAAGATTTGCATCACCATCTGCTCTTGCAACCGCACTTGTCCATCTACGACGTGCAACAATAAATGTTGCCTCATCACGAATTTCTACCCCAAACTTAGTAAATAAATCCCCTTCTCCATCAAAGCCTTCAATATTTTCAATATACATTTCAACCTTATATGCACTTCCGAATCTTGATGCCTCTAAGTCACCAAGAATTGTATCTTCATTCACAGTTTCACGTGGAAGATAATAGACTTCTTGTCCATATATTTTAATAGATTCTAGAACTAAATCCTCATAGAGATTTTGTTCCTGTCTCTGATTTTTATTAAAGTACGGATTTAATGCCATTATATTATCCTACGAAGAAGTCTGCAGGGAATTCGTGCTCAAGTCTAATTTTCTCTCTCAACCTTTCGATTTCTTGTGTAGCTTCTTCATAAATCCTACCACCATTAAGTGTTACACCACCAGGTAATTGCATACCCTCAAACTTACTAAGATTTGTTCCCCATTGTTGCTTTATAAGAGCTGTTGTATATTCTTTCAGGAACATATCATTATAGACTTCAGTATATGTACTAGGATCAATAAACTTATATGCTTCATAAACAATATATTCATTTTGATTGATATCACCATCTTTGAAGTCACCATGTATATAAAGTCTATCTTGTTTTCTTACCCACGTTGTTTGAGGATGACCGTTTAGTTTCATATCAAGTAAGGAAAGATACTGATTTAATTGTTCATAATATGCTAGATCACCTGCATAGTTTTGCATATCTGCAATATCATTTAACATCATCTGATATTTGATATCAAAGAAGTTAAAAGAAGTATTAAAAGAGCTAGAAATTCTGAACAGACGTGTGATATACAAAACATCACTATCAACAGCAATATATTCATTTGATATATCTGCACTTGTTACTTGATAAGAAACATACGTACGGTAAGTTGCTTCTGAGTGATACTCACGCCAGAATTGAATTGCCTCATCAACACGATCCTCAATCTGTTCCTCATCAACATTAATTTCAACGACAGGATCACCTAAACGTCTTAAGCAATAATCGATTAAACCTTGTCTTGAACTTGGATTTGCCATATCTGTATTTACCTTAGTTTAATAATGACCCAGCGGCATCATATACGTTGATCCTATAGTACGTACCTTCTTGACCATCAAGGGTATCTGCATCAAAACCTTTACCAGATCCGCCAAAGTAAGCATTTAGTTCTGCAGAGTCAATAGCAAGATCTCTTGTTGAAGTAATATCACCACCACCTGTTAAGCCTGTACCTGCTGTTATTGATACTGATGTATGATCAATATGTTCATTAGCTACAAAACCTGATAAGTTATCATGTCTTAATGAACTTTCATAATATGCAAGTAATTCAGCTGAATCAATTGAAAGGTCTCTAGTAGCTGCAATTGTTCCTCCACCTGTTAAGCCTGTGCCAGCTGTTATCGATACCGTCGAGTGTGCGATATGCTCATCAGCTACGAATCCTGTTAGGTTATCGTGGTTAATAGAGCTTTCAAAATATGCTAAGAATTCAGCTGAGTCGATAGCAAGGTCTCTTGTAGAAGCGATCGTGCCGCCACCTGTTAGACCTGTTCCTGCTGTAATTGATACTGATGTATGATCGATATGTTCGTTTGATACGAAGTTTGTAAGAGCATCGTGATCAATATTTGTTGCGGTGACCGCTGTTACCAGACCTTTGGCATTAACTGTAATAGCTGGTACTGCTGATGATGATCCAAATGATCCTACGTTACTGTTTACGGTTGCTAGTGTAAGTACTAAATCAACAGGTGCTGAACCGTTGAATGAAACGTTTGGTGCTGTTGCATCACCTGAGGCAGAGAAGTTTCTACCAGTTGCAAGTGTTGTAGCTGTGTCTGCATTACCTGTGAGTGAACCAGTTACGTTACCTGTTACGTTACCACTTAATCCACCTTCGAATGTGGTAGCTTTAACCACACCGTACTGTGTACCAGCTGCTGAAGGATCAATCGGTGCTTCCGGTTCCGGATCGTATCTGTTTAGGAATGTCCATTTATTTTCTGATACGTCGAAGTATAGACCAACGTGGGTGTATGCAGAATCGTTTCTGTTAGAGAAGAATCCTGTATCAATGTCTGACTTCGTGGCTGTGCCTGTCCATTTATCACCAACTGTGTGACCGGTTGTAGCACCAAAGTCGATCTCAATACCGTATGCACTGTCTAGTATCTGAGCAGCGCCTGTGATAGCAATACCCGTTGCTTCTGTACCGACAGCTGAATCGAATCCCCATTCAAACGTATCAGGTGTTCCAGTAGCGTCAATCTTAACAAAGAATGACTTACTTGCTGAATCCCCTGAATAATGTCCTGAGAAGAATGCATCATCTAGGCCAGTTCCAACAAAGCTTGTACCAGCCTCACCAATCGTATTACCAGCATTTAGATACTGGAAGTTACCACCAATTTCTACGTTTGCAGTAGAAGTAATGGTTTGTGTACCAGTAACATTTAAGTTACCGTCGATAGTTAAATCACCACCGATGTGTGCAGCAGACTGAACTCTAAATCCAGAAACCGAATGGTTCTGCTGGTTGATAATAACTTTACCGTTATTAGGATCAGATTTAATAACCCAACCGAGACACATCGGGAAGTTAGGATAAGCCGGGGCAGCATTCTGTAGTGCACCTGGTGTAAGGCCGGCGAAGAAGTTTTGACCTGCAGTAAGAGAGGATGTGTCAATGCCATCAATTACACCAGATACAACAATTTGTCCGTAAGAGTTATTTGGAATAGCGGCTGCTGAAAGACCCTGAACGTTATACTTAGCTGCGTCTGTTGCATCTGCTAGAGCAATTGTAGGAGATTCTCTGCCAGAATCGTTAACGAAGTTACCTGAGTAATAGAGTGGTTTACCTTTGGCAATTTCCACGCCAGTGTTGTTGTACACCCTCTCAACTTCTTGCATACCAATCTCAATTGGATGATCGAAATCAGTATAATAGTTTAGATTCTTATGGAAAGGATCATACCATAGAGCACCTTCTCTAAATCCAATATGACTATCAGCCCAACCTAACTGGAACTGAATCTCACCAACGGTAGCTGAGTCTGCTTGGAAGCTTGTGATTGTAGCAGAATCTACTGTTAATTGACTAATATGACCAGTACCATAGTTTAGTGATACACCTGATATATTAGTTGCGATTGCAGAATCTGCGTTTAGTGCATTTGTATTTAATGTATTATTATCAATAATACCGATGTGTGCAGAATCAACAGATAGTTGACTGATCGTGGCTGAATCCCCGAGCAGTGATCCGTAACTTGCAATACTACCAGAAATAATTTGAATATCTGCTGAGTCAGCTTCTAGGTTAGTACTTGATACAGTAGTAGCACCTGTGAGTGAACCATACACCTTTATACCGGTGCTAACTGTTTGAAGCCTAAGATCACCAGAGGAATCATTGATTTTTACACCATCATCCGCACCAGCTTGCAACCAAATTGGGTTACCATTATTTTTTGATGACAGATAGATGTCTTGTGCTTCAATGTAGATCCCACCGGTGGAATCTTTAATAATCAAATTAACAGGATTTCGGTTAATAATAGCATCATCGTTATCACCGAATGCAAGTGATACGTTATCACCAAATCCTCTGATTGGTGTTGCATATGTGCCACCATCGGCGGTGTTAATGGTGAATACACCAACCGATGAATCCCAGGATGTACTTGATACACCGGCAACACTTACGGTTCCAATACTATCTACGAATCCTGATGCATCAACTGTAAGTACTGGAACAAGAGAAGCTGAGCCGTAACTTCCAGCTGTTACTGTTGTATTTGATCTTGTTAATGTATGTGTATTCAGAGTTTGAATATGTGCAGAATCTACATCAAGCTGACTGATTGTTCCAGTTGTAGCATTTACTGTGCTATAGTTTGCTGAAGTGCCTGATATATTAGTAACTGATGCTGAATCAGCTTGTAAAGAATTAATTCTAGCGGTGTCATTATCGATTATTCCTATGTGTGCTGAGTCTACGGATAGTTGGCTTATATTATATGCTGTTCCAACGTTTATAGTATTAAACGAAGCAGAATCAGCTTCAAGGTGATTAAATCCATTAATGATTGCTATATATGTACTACCATCAGTAGCACCAATTGTTAGCTTATCAGTAGCTGAATCCCATGTTACACTACTTAAACCACCAATTGTTGTACTACCAATACTATCAATAAATCCTGATGCATCAACTGTAAGTACTGGAACGGCAGAGGCAGAGCCGTATGTCCCAGCGATAGTAGTTGCATTACTTCTAGTAATTGTATTGAATGTTGCTGAGTCTGCAGAAATATTACCTGCGCCACCTACATTCAAATTCTTATTTGTTTCCCATCTATCATTCGCTAATCCGTATGTGAATGTTGGTGCAACACCTGTGAATAAAGCACCACCAAGTGTAATACCACCTTCATCAATATCAGCACCATTAACTGCTGAATCTGCAAGTACAATATTTCTATCATTGATAGTTACAATAGTTGAATTTACGTATGTTTGTGATCCTTGAACAGTTAGGTTACCAGAAATATAAACATCATTCTGTGCAGTAATATTATTAAATGTAACATTACTAATTGTACTAACATCTTGTCCAATAGATATAACACCATTTGCTGAATCGTATATTACACCAGTACCAGATACAAGATGAGCTCTTACTTCAGTTGCACTTGGTCCAGTATAAGTAAAATTACCTGTAGCAGAATCATAACTAAGTGATCCGTCACCACCTTGATCTAATACCTGGAAATAACCACGTGCCTGAGATACTGAAAGACCAGTATAAGTGAATGTACCTGTAGCAGAGTCGTATGTAAATGTCCCGTCACCTCCAGCATCAATTGCTTGGAAATGTGCTCTTACTTCAGTAGCTGACGGTCCAGTATAGGTAATATTTCCTGTTGCTGAATCATATGATAAAGATCCATCACCACCTTGATCTAAAACTTGTATATAACCACGAATAGTTCCGGTTGATAATGTATCACCAAGAGCAGAATCAAAACGTGCTCTTGTATAATATAGATTATCACCTTCAGTTAAATCTGTTGTTGTATTACCTGCAAGACTTAAAGCAGCTGGATCACCAGATGCAGTCTTTACTGCAAAGCCACCATCTGATTCTTCAAGAGCAATTGTACCAAGCTGAATTGTTTGTCCAGAGAGATATAGTTTACGCCATTTATTCGTAGCACTACCAAGATCTAATGCACTATCAGCATTTGGAATAAGACTGTGTGTAACTTGATCAGAAGAATCTAAAACATTAAGTCTAACATTACCAGTTACATCAACACTAAAGTGATCTGAGTCAAATTTAGCTATACCAGTTCTTTGACCGGTTGCAGTATCTAATGAAATAGTTACTCTGTTATTTGTTACAGCAGTTTGTACTGGATCTGTACCTGTAAACGTAAGAACCTGAGCGGTACCAACTGCAACGGTATCAGTACCAGAATCACCTGCAAAGTTTAGATCTGATCCACTTTGTCGTACACTTCGGATAGGAGTGCCAACAATGACACGTTTTACGATTGTTCTCTTAGCACCGGCCATACATATATTCCTTTAGGTAACTGATGGTGTTACGTTAATTCTTCCCTCGAGAATCCTCTCGGTGACTGTTTCACCATCGCTATCTGTAAAGGATAACTCTACATCATATACGTGTCTTCCTTTTCTGAGAGCTGTAGTTTGGGTATTTGATAAAGTAAGAGCAATTTTACCAGAGGTAGTTGGACTAATAATTTGTGTAGAAAAGCTTGTTGCCTCTCCTGCACTATCATTATAACTCTTTTTCAATGAGGCTGCTACTGAATGATCTGTGAGATCTTTTGCTGCACCGTCTTGTGTAACTAGATGGAGTTCAACCGTAACATCGGTACTCTGTCCAATCTCAAACTCTTCATATTCTGCCATTCGACTTCTCTCGATTAATAGGATTCTTCTTTATTTATAAGTAAAAAACGTTTTGCCTATTTATAATAATCAGAAAAGTGATCTAAAATATCTTCCCATTGCTGATTAGATTGATTACTATTCATTAAAGCAACAGCACAATCCGGCTTAAATTTGTATCCTGAACCGTTTTTACCAGAAAAAGTTTCTATTTTATAGTTACCTATTTTCTTTTTCATTTCAGGAGAAGATCCAAGAACATGATAATAATCTTCTAATACCTTTAAATATTCTAGGTTATCCTTATACTGATTCCAAAGAAATCTACATACACCTTTATATGTTGATATATTACTATAAGGATTAATCATAAAATTTTCAAAGATATTCTTAAATTGATCTGATTTAAAAATCATTATAGAGGAATTTACTTCTGTATTATAAAATTTTCCGTTGCTGATATCAATATCGATCAAATCTTTGTCACTACCACCATAACAAATTTTTATTTTATTTGGATTTATATCTTCAAACAAATAATCTATATTGTTTTGTACAAATACATCTAAATCAAGATATAACGTTGTTTCTACCTTTTCATATATGTCTGGATTGAATACTAATAATTTAGGCCAGAATCCATCAATACCTTCTTCAATTGTTTCAGATATATCTACAATCTTAACTTCTTTTCTTATACCATCTGACATTTCTGTTAGGCAATAAAAATCGAATGGTAAAGATAAGTTTTTCTCTACCATTCTATAAAGTCTATTAACAAATTTATAATCATACTTTGTGCCAGTCTTGACACATACTACATTAATCATACTGGATCTTCAATATCCTCAATGATCTGTTCCCACATATCTTCTGCTTCTGCAAAGACATAGGCAACACTCATACGTAGACAATCTGTTGATGCTGCATGATAACAAAGTTTATCTGGTTGATGATATGCACCAAAATAACCCATCTTACATTGCCAACCAGGAACGTCAGGTACTCTTACTCTTTCTTTCTTTTCAATATCCCAATAATCAAACCAGCCATCACCAGTTTCTGACCAAGAAAAAATAACATTATATCCAGGAGCATTTGCATTATTATGCCATGATATCCAACCACCTGGAGGATAAAGAGTGACTAAAGTATTTCTTTTCGCAGAAAGTTCAGTCATTAACTCTTGATTCATTTTATTTGCTTTTTCTCTATATTGTTCTGCTATAGTTAAGTCTATACCACCTGAATTATGGTATGATGGCATCATACCATGATAAGATCTCATACTTTCTGGATAACCTTCATGAGCTCTACCTCTTTCAATAATTCTTTCAAGGTAATCATCAGCTATCCATCTATCTCTTGTATGATCTTTTGCATTTAGTTCTAGATCTTTATCTAAATCACCTGAATGATATTTTTCAAGTACAAAGTCTTTAAATTTATTTAAGGATTCTAAAACAACTTCATTATTGATTTTAATATCTCTCATCCTGTATAATCCTTAGTCTTATCCATCGTTGCAGAATAGTGAATAATAATAGGATGCTTATCTACAAATCTATGTGTACCATCCTGATTGTATTGGAAACTAGTAAACCAATTCCATCTATAATTATCTTCAAATTCACCAATCTTTATATCTTTATACTTATCCATCTTATTCACCATCCACCATAATGTAAATTGATCCCATCTAAGCATACTATGTGGTACACCATTATGCCACCATCTATTATCCTGATCATAATACATATCTTTTTTTCTGCCTTGATATATGTCTTCTTGGATAACAAATAGCTCCCACCAATCTTTAATAAACTCTTTTACAATTGGTTTACTATTATCATATAAACAAACACCACCACAAAGTGTCAGATCAATTCTATCATTAGTACCTTTAATATCAGCATATACTTCTTTGAAAGTTGCTTGTGCTCTTTTATCTTTTGTTAATTTTACAAAACAAAGATCATTATCTCCTAATTGATCCCATATTTTTGTAATATCTTCATCCCATACCTGACAATCAGCATCAATATAAAAGGTAATATCATATGGAGTATTCATCATACCATACATCTTAGATCGGATATGATCTGGACAGCCAAAGACTTGATCACAGATTTCACGAGCATGATCATCTATCCATTCCTCATGTGTAAAGAATGCTACTTTTGCATCTGGATAGTGATCTAATATTGATTCAATAAGATTAAGAGCTGATGAATAAAATGATTTTTTCTTTGATGCTACAACAACAAACCCTTTAGTTTGATCCTGTTTCTTCATTCTGAATTTCTTCCATTAACAAAATTGTCGTATATGCCATAAGTTCATGGGTATTTTTAGACTTTCTCATACGTGCTTTCATTTTTCTATTTTTTGAGTTCTTAACTTGTTCAATCTCAAAAACTTCTAATTTGGCATCAAAAAGAGTTTCAAGCTTTCTAGCTTGTTTTCTTTCTTTTTCTTTTATAATATCACTTTCACGTCTTTTTCTATGACGTTCTTCTCTTTCATCTGTATTTCTTTGGATTTTTTCGATCGTATTTTGTTCTAGAATTTCTTTCCAATCAGGATTTAATTTTCCATTGGCAACATACTTTGTAATATTTGCAGTAGATGACGATAC